TACAGCACCCTGCAAACATTTTTCGTGTTTGGTCAGAGGAAGAATTAGAAGCAATTGGAATTTACGTTCTTGAGATTGTTACTCCAGACTTTAGGTATTACGATACTGGCGCAGAAAACTTTGAAAAGAAAAGCCGCAGAAATCCTGATGGAACTTTTGCAGGAGGGCCTGACTACTACGAACTAACTTACGATACTACAGAAAAGAATGTAGAAAATCTTAAGTCCAGTCTTATGTTAAAGATAAAAGCAAATGTTGGCGTATTAATTGCTCCTTCTGATTGGATGGTAATTAGGGCTACTGACGGTGGCACTGTTATACCAGAAGCATGGACAACGTATCGTAGCGAGGTTCGCGCTCATGGCAACAGTCTTGAAAATGGAGTAGAAGCGTTTGCATCTGTGCAGGCGGTAAAGAACTTTCAGAATCACGAAGTACAGGAAGAGCGTTACGTTGTAGTTGAAAACGAAGACGGTTCTAAAAGTCCGGGTTCAGATACTGAAGTAATAAATATCGTTGTTGATAAAACATACTGGAATTGGCCCACCGCACCAGACGCAGTTGCAGACCCATATCACGTTAGGTACTTGTAATGGCTATCGCTTGGTCTAGCGAATCAGCCAATTGGAATACTATTGCCTATAAATGGGATGACCAATTTGTATATCCAAGTGTAGCATCATTAACTTTATCTGGAAAAGTTCCTGTATCAACTACAGGAGTAATGATTTCACCAGATAAGGGAACACTGACGTTTACAACAACTGCTCCAGATGTAATTAAGTATTTACTTACCTATGTTCCGAGCGCAAGTCTTACACTTACCGGAAAAGATTTAACAGCGACAACCGGACATATTATAACTCCCGCAGTTGGCTCATTGACAGGGCTTAGTGTTGGGTCATTATGGTCTGATACAAGTGCAACTTGGGCCGCTTATTCCGGCAATTGGGATGCAGGAACATCAAGCCCAACAGCAGGAGTTACATATACGTTTACGATTGATTCTGCTAATAACTTAGTGTTGACTCCATATGATATAGAGTATCCAATAGAACGTGATCCTAAATTTATAGCAACTATAACTTTAATATAATGAGCAATACAAAAAGAGAAAAAAAGATTCCGTGGGTTGCTTTAGTAGAAAGCAAAGACCCTACTATATACACAAGGCCAATTCCTACTTATGTTTTTAATAATGGCAACAGAACATTTTACAAGCCAAGGAAAAAATAATGGATATTGAAAAGTCTCAAACTTATAAACTTAATGACCACATTCTGGCTAAGAATGTTGCAGAAGTTTTAGACAAAAAATATCCCGGTTGGCTTTGGGCTGTTAACGTAATGGATGGCGTTGTTACCGTAAAGTCTATGTTGCTTTCAGGTAACTGGGGATTTGTTATGCATTCTGACAAAATAGACAACGACTATAAAACTGTTATGAGAGCAGGCGGTGAGATTCTTGAGCGTTACAACCAGAAAAGAGGAACGTTTAATCAAGATCGTTATAGTGATTTGTACATGGATGACAAAGGCCAGTTGAATGGAGATTTCAGTTAATGTCGCTTATTAATCCACAACCTTCTTTAGAGGGAGAAGCCATACCATCCGTATCAGGCAAACTAAAAGATAAAGATTGGCTAAACATTGCTAGAGAAGCATACGACTCTTCTACAGAGTATATGGATTCTAATTTAAGGGATCAGTGGGAAAAAAATATATCTAACTTTAACAGCCAACATCCTCCCGGCTCTAAGTATTTAACGTCAGCGTATGACAAACGATCCGCTTTGTTTAGGCCTAAGACGCGATCTACTGTTCGTAAACTAGAAGCGGCAATGGCTACTGCGTTCTTTTCAAACGAAGATGTAATGGACATATACCCTGCTAATCCAAATGATCCTGTGTCTATTGGTGCGGCTACTGTGGCTAAGTCTATGATGCAGTATAGGCTTACAAATAGTATTCCTTGGTTTTCTACAATGGTAACTGCTTTACAAGACGCGGCAGTATATGGAACTGTAGTGTCACACCAGTATTGGGACTTTCAAGAAAAAGAAGATACCTACTACAGTGTAGATGCTTTTGGAGATAATGTTGTAGACATTGACGGAAAGAACGTAACTGAAAAAGAAACTGTTACTCTTTCAGATAAACCTATTATTGAAATTGTAGAGCCAGAGAATTTCAGGATTGATCCTGCGTCTGACTGGTACGATCCAATATCTACTAGCCCATACATTATTCATTTGATTCCCATGTTTGTGCAGGATGTTATGCAGAAGATGGAAGATGGCGAGTGGAACAAACTTACTACTAGCCAGTTGCTTTCTGCGGCAAAAGAAGACGATGACACAATACGCCTTACAAGAGAAGAGCCAAGAACTGATCCTTTAGAAGATGAGTTTGAAAACATTGAAGAGTTTAAAATTGTTTGGATTCACAAAAACATTGTGAAAAAGGACGGCGAAGACTACTGTTACTTTACTGCCGGAACTGATTACATGTTGACCAAACCTAAACTTCTTCTTGAGGTTTATCCTTGGTTGCGTGACGGAGAACGCCCATATGTAATGGGCAAACTTAATATTGAGTCGCATCGTTTGTATCCGTCAGGTACTGTAGAACTTACTCAGGAGTTGCAAGCGGCTTCTAACGATATATGGAACCAGAGATTTGACAACATTAAGTTGGCAATGAACAAGCGTTACCATATTCGTAGGGACAGGAACATTGATCTTGATGCATTGTTTAGGTCTGTTCCCGGTGGCGCTGTTGAGATGGATGATCCAGATCAAGATGTTCGTGTTATCGAAACACGCGATGTTACTGGTTCAGCATACGCAGAACAAGATAGAATTAACTTTGACTTTGATGAGTTGCAAGGAAATTTTTCTACATCAACAGTTCAAAGCGCCAATACTATGAACGAAACAGTTGGTGGAATGAACCTGTTAAAAGGTAACACTAACATTATTACTGAGTTTGTTCTTAGAACTTTTTCTGAAACTTGGGTAGAGCCTACTCTTAAACAACTTCTACGTCTTGAACAGTTTTACGAAACAGATGAAATTGTTATGTCTTTGACAGGCCAAGAGAACTACGCAGGCAAAGACGAACTTATTGACGAATTACTAAAGCATGACGTAATTCTTAAAGTAAACGTAGGAATGAACGCTACTGATCCAGTAGGTCGTGTTCAAAATTTAGTATACGCCATTTCAAATGTATTTCAGATTCCGGGTATGGAAAATAGAATTAATACTGAAGAAGTTGCTAAAGAAATATTTGGTCAACTTGGCTATAAAGATGGTGAACGGTTTATTACTGAGCAATCTGACGATCCTGAGATTCAACAGTTGCAAGCACAGATTCAGCAGTTGCAATCTATCATTGATTACGATCAGGTTAAGATGCAAGGAAGACTACAGATTGAACAGTTGAAACAACAGGCTTCTCTTAGAGAGGCTCAGATAAAGGCTCAGACTGACATAGCAAAAGAACAGATGGGTATGGAAAAAGATGCAGGTTCTTTGGCTATTAAACAGAATGAAGCCATTATCAAACAACAGGATGCTGACACTCGCAGGGCTGAACTTATGTTACAGCGCGATGCTCTTATTAATCAGATCATTAGTCAACAGTCAGAGCCAGTAGACAAAGACAATGTTTCTAAAGCAGGAACAATGGCAAGAGATAAATATAACAAAGTGCCATACGCACAGGGATAAATGTCAGAATACTATGATCCTAGTCTACCTAACGTAGACGAACTAATTGAACGAACTCAAATCGGCCAAAAGACCGAAGAGTTTATAAGAACTCCGACAGGAAAAGCGTTATTGGACAGAGCCTTAAACCAGTATAGAACTGGCATTCAGGGTCTTTACGATATGGCTTTTCAGGAGTGGTCTGGTTCTTCAGAAGAAGAACTTAAATTTTATAGAAAAATATCTTCAGACCTCGCTACCCCCTTATCAGTTTTAAAATGGTTGGATGCGATTATTTCAGATGGAGAGACTGCTAATAAACTAGCAAGGTACAAAGAAGAGTAACCTTGGAGAAAAAAGATGGACGCTACCCAACAGGATGCGAAACAAGTAGTTGAAGAAGTAGTAGAAGAAGTAGAAGAACAACCAGAAGAAACTACTGAACAAGAAGAATATGTGGATCGTAAAGTTCAAGGGCCACGCGATAAAATGTTTGATCGCATTGTCCAAGACAGAGAAGCAGAATTTAATGATTCAGAAGAAGAACTTGTTGAAGCACAGGAAGAAGTTGTAGAAGAGGTTGTAGAGGAAGACACTGCTCCAGTATGGAAACATGAAGGGCAATGGGTAACTCAAGTTAAAGTAAACGGTCAAGATGTTGTTGTTCCGTTTGAAGGGTTAAAATCTTCTCACCAAAAAGATGTTGCTTCACAGCAAAGATTTCAGCAAGCCGCCCACAAAGAAAGGGTGCTTGCTCAACAGGAGGCTCAACTAAGGCAGTATGCTCAGAACCTTCAACAGAGAGAATCTGCTCCATCCCAACAGGACGAGCCAGAGGATGAGTTTGACTACAAAAAAACTGTAGAAGAATATCATCAAGCGTTGTACGAAGATGATGCGGATAAAGCCGCTCAATTGTTACAGACCTTGACGGGGCGCAATCAGGCTACCCCAAATATAGATGAGGCTGTAGATAGGGCCGTTGGACAGGCCTTTGCTCGTAGACATGCCGAACAAGCCAAAGCACAGCAACTATCATATGAGCGAGAAGTTCATAATGCAGTTGCTTGGTTTGATCAGGAGTACCCTGAGATTTCTCAGAATCCTGATCTTAGGGCTATCGCTGATAATCAAACGGTTACCCTTATGAAGGAAAATCCTTCTTGGACACCGGGACAGATTATTTATGCGGCGGCTGAGTATGCGAAAGAATGGACAAATAATAATTTGGCCTCTCAGCAACCTAATAAAAGAGTTGAGAGAAAAAAGAAAATTGTCCCACAACCTAAATCTGCTCGACAGTCTGCCAAAATGTCTGAAGATGACTCTGGGCCTAAAACCCCGGAACAAGTCATTGAAGAGATGCGTCAGGCCAGAGGGCAACTTTAATCAATAACTTAAGGAGAAGGAAATGGCAGGACAAGTATGGTCTGTCAACACCTCCGGTGGTTATATGTATGCGTCAAACCTCAGTCGTGAACTGCGGATGGCCGTACAGCCGATTGTCAAGTTTCGTCAGTTCTGTGACATTAAAGATGCGGCTCATCAGGGCTTGCATCGCGGCGATACCTTCCACTGGAACGTGTTTAGTGATGTAGCGACTCAGGGTACGACCCTGACGGAAACTAGCACTATCCCTGAGACTTCGTTCACGATCTCTCAGGGTACGATGACTATCACGGAAGCGGGTAACTCTGTTCCTTACACAGGTAAGTTGGATGACCTGAGTGAACAGCCGATTCGTGAAGTGGTTCGTAAGGTGCTTAAAAACGATGCGAAGAAGGGGTTTGATAACCTTGCTTCCGCTCAGTTCAACAACGCAAAGTTGCGTGTTGTGCCGACTGCGGGAACGAGTACTACCGCTTTGACGCTTACCACTAACGGCGTGTGTGCTATTAACAACAACGTTGCTCTTGGTAAAGAGCATGTCAAGTTGGTTGTAGACACGATGAAGGAGCGTAATATCCCGGCTTATACTGGTGATGATTACTACTCCATTGCATGGCCGTCAACTTGGCGATCACTCAAGAATGATCTGGAAGGTATCAAGCAGTACATTGATCAGGGTTTCCAGATGATTATGAACGGTGAAATTGGCCGTTACGAGGGTGTTCGTTTTGTTGAACAGACTCACGTTGCAAAAGCAGGCATTGGTACTGCTACCTCTGCATGGACTAACGGTAAATCCGATTGGGCTGTGTTCTTTGGTGAAGATACCGTTGCTGAAGCGATTGCTGTTCCTGAAGAAATTCGCGGAAAAATTCCGGGGGACTTCGGAAGGGATCGTGGGATTGCGTGGTATTATTTGGGAGGCTTTGGCCTTGTTCACACTGATGCGGCTCAGTCACGTGTAGTGATCTGGGATAGCGCGGCTTAAGGAGAAATTATTATGAGTTATAGTGATCCTCGTCCTTATTGCTACAGTTATTACCATGATTTTGGTGCGGCAAGTGAGGCAATGGTTATGCGTGGCCCTTCGGGTAAGAAAGGTAGTGTCAAAGAAATTGAAGTTGAGGCTATTGAAACTTTCACGAACACGACTACGGAAGCCATTATTGAACTTGGTTCTTCTGCGGGAACTGCTGAGTACGTCAACATGGGTCTTGGAACCCTTGCTGATGGAGATCAACAGCGTCTAACCGACACTGCGGCTGACCTCGTTCTTGACGCTCTTCCTGCCGATACTGATATTCACATTACGTTTAATGCTCCTACTGGCGGTACTCCTGCCGGGAAAGCGCATGTACACATGATGGTTGAATGGTACTAGGAGGCAATATGAAAGATAGTGCAAGCGGTAAAATCCCTGCAAATGGACTTTCTGAAAAGGAAAAAGACAACTCTTCGCCTAAAGATTTGGGCTTGGATAGTCATGGCCCGAATCAGATGCCTATGGGTGTTGCTAAACAGAAAGTGTCCACGGATCGTGGTTCTTTCAATATGCGGTAAAGGGATCGGGGGGCGCAAGCCCCCCTTTTCTTAGGGGGAAATATGGACTACGAAGAGAAGAAAGATAAAGACCCTGCTCAGTGTGGCTATACCAATCAGGATCAGCCAAACGAATATAGTACTGAGAGGAACCAACGAAACAACAACGCGAGGGTAGGAACCAGACCGGAAGTTATTATTCTTGAGAATGCTTCTGTTTTCGGGGCTGTTCGTATGCCACTGGAATAATGAACAACAAAATAAACTGGGATGAGCCTTACGGCGAAATACACGGCAGTCTAGAAGACATGCCAGAAGCACGTTTTTTTCAAAACGATAATTTTTATAGAGTAAACGGCGATTTAATTAGTAGCGGTTTAGTTGACTATACGGCTTGGGTTCAAGAGCAGAAAGGTATGACAGGCAGGAATGCCCTAATATCCAAAGCAAAAGAACTTGGCATTGAAGTAGCCAAGAAAGACAAGATAGACGATATAAAAGAAAAACTACTAAACCAACTATGAAAAAAATAACCGTTCCTTTTAAGGAAGTAGATGACTACACCTTAGAAGATTTTGGCGGAAAGAGACAAAACAAAACTGTTTGTATTGTCAGGTACGGAGCGTTTGGAGATATTATTCAATCGTCTTCTTTGTTTCCGCAATTTAAGAAAGAAGGGTACAAGGTTTGTGTAAACGTTTCTGAAGCAGGCGCTGAACTGCTAAAGGCAAACCCTTACGTAGACGAACTCTTAATTCAAAAAAGCAACCAGATTTGTAACACACAACTTACCGACTACTGGGAGAAGATGTCTCCTTGCTTTGATAGGTTTGTACAACTGTCTGAGTCTATAGAAGGTACGCTTTTGTTGAACCCCAACAGAGTAATAGAGTCTAAGGGTGAGAAGTACAGAGTGCCTGCAAGCGATGGGTACTTTGATTCTCAAGAAGAGATACACAAGAAGTGTAACGTTAACTACCTTGAGTTTACTCACGAACTAGCAGGCGTTCCTTTTTTTCATCGGCCTGCTTACTACCCATCACAAGAAGAAAAGAAGTGGGCTAGAAAACAAAGAAAGAAGATAAAGTCAAAGCATGTTGTAATGATTTCTTTGTCTGGTTCATCAGTTCATAAAGTGTGGCCTTGGAATGATGTAATGATTGCATCAATTCTAAAGGAAAGAAAAGATGTTTCTTTTGTTACTGTTGGCGATGAGGCCTGCAAAATACTGGAGATTGGTTGGGAGAAAGAACCCAGAGTAATTACTAAGTCAGGTGAGTGGACTATTAGTAACACTATGGCTTTCTTGGATTATTGCTCAGTAGTTGTTGGGCCAGAAACAGGGGTATTAAATGCGGCAAGCATGAAGAGCATGCACAAGGCTGTGTTTCTTTCTCATTCGTCAGAAGAGAATCTGACAAAACATTGGAGCAATACCACATCTTTTACTCCAGACAACTGCCCTTGTTATCCGTGTCATAAAATGCATTTTGGATTTAGCACATGCAACAGGGATGAAGAAACAGGTGGTGCTTTGTGCGCTTCTAACATAGACCCAAGAATCGTAGTATCTGACATTATGAGAAACTTATGAGTACATATCTGCAACTTTGTCAAGACATGGCTAGGGAGGTAGGCATCCCCGGTACTGGGCCTAGCAGTGTTACGCCTACTGCCGAAGAAGAGAAAGACATTGTGCGCCAGATAAAAGATGCTGACTTGGATATACAGCGCAGATGGTTTAACTGGAACTACCTTTGGTCAGAGGCAAGCATAACTACTTCTTCCGGGACTTCTACGATTACTTCTCCTACAGACTTGGCTCAATGGAACATTGACTGCGTTGTCTTTGATCCTACGTCTGATAACTATCAACCACTAGAGTACATGTCTTGGAAAGAATACAAAGATGAATATAAGTATGGAACAGTGGATTCAGGAACTCCTGAAGTATTTAGCGTTAAGCCAGACAATGTAATTGACCTTTACCCTACGCCAGACACAGCAACTGTAGTCAAGGCTGAGTACTGGAAGACCCCTACAGAGTTATCTTCTGACTCAGATGTTTCTGCTGTGCCTAGCAGATTTCATAGGATTATTGTTTGCAGGGCAAAGATTTACTACGCTGAACAAAACGATGCGCCTGAAATTCTTTCTGCTTCTGTTGCTGAGTTTACAGACTTGCTTGACAAACTTGAGTCTGACCAACTACCGGGGCAAAGAAACAGAAGGTTTTCTCAGGTACAAGATTTGTCAAACTACAGAGTAGTTGCTGAATGACTACCCAGAGTTACTACTTTCCTTTTAGCGGCGGACTCAATATAGTTGATCCAGTTCTTTCTGTTGAGGCAGGAGAATGTATTGCGGCTAAAAACTTTGAGGTAGATATCCGTGGACGCTACAGTCGTGTTGACGGTTACGAAAGAGCAGATGGAAAAACACTTCCTTCTGACGTTGACTACTTTAGGATACCTTTTGTTAATGGGTCATCTAAAAATAATGTGTTTTCATCTTCATACAGCGCATCTTTCGATTTAAATATACCTTCCTCTGGAGACATTGTTAAGGGAGGAACTAGCGGTGCTATTGGGACTATCCTAATTGTATCTGTAGAAGACATAACTGGAGATAGCCAAGCAGGTTTCTTTCCTACTAATGCCGCAGAAGGCTACATATACTTTACTGCTACTAGCGGAACATTTCAAGAAGGCGAACCGATATATTTTTTAAACAAAGATAGCGCATTTGGAAGCGCATTTAACGTGGAGTACAAATAATGGGAACACCTACAGCCTTAAGAAAAACTAGGGCAGTCCTTACTGGCACAAGTTTTGCAGACAATACTACTGGCGCAATTACAGCACAGATGTTACGCCAATATGTAGAGTCAGATATGGGAGGATATGCTTGTATAAATAATGCCGCAGGCGATGGTACTCCCGCTGTTCAGGCAATTGCAAATGGGACTACAGTAACCGTTGACTTTTCATTAGGATCGTCTGGATCAGATGTAGCGCAAGATACCGGAACTGTTTCTTCTACAACTGTTGGCGCTGATGCTGATTTTGCAAACGATCAAATAAGAATATATGACAAAGGATTCTATTTTGTTTCATGTAACTTGTGCATAAAGCAGGCCGCAACAGCCAATATTATTTGGACTGCAATGGTTTCTACTGACAATACCGGAGGAAGCGCAACGGATTCTCCTGCGTTAAAAGGAATTGAATACATTACTAATGCTAATGATGTTGCTAACTTTAACATGAGCGGTATTATAGACTGCACTGGACACACTACATATACTGATGTGTATGCAAGAATCAAGCATAACAACGGCAGTAGTCAGAACATATATTTAAACTACGGTCAATTGTCTGCTCTTAGGATTGGCTAATGGGATTGTATGCTACTTCTCTTTCTAATGGGCCTCCTGTAAAAAGAGATGCTAGTGCAGACGCTTCTTTGGTTTCTGAGTTACAAGCACGTATAGAAAACCAGAGAAACATTATTAGTATTGTTCCGGGAGAAGGCTCTGTTTTGGGAGTTTGGGTTTACAGCGGAAACATATATGCTTTTAGGAACAAGTCAGGTGGTGCAACTGCCGGAATGTACAAATCTTCAACCACTGGTTGGCAAGAAGTTGATCTTGGTCAGGCACTAAACTTTGACGGCACTACCACTAACGGTGAGTTTGTTGTAGGCGCTTCAATATCTGGCGCTACTAGCGGAGCAACTGGAACTGTTGCAGGATTAACGTACCACGGCAACTGGTCAACTGGTGCAGAAGGTACTGTAGTATTGACAGATGTATCAGGTGTGTTTGCAGACAATGAAAACTTACAGATGTCCACGCTTGCTTTTGATGCAGGAGAAGTTGAGATACTGGAAGATGATGTTATCACTGGCTCTAGTTCTGGAACAACCGCAACAGTAAAAAAGGTAACAATTACCACTGGCGCTTACTCTACAAATGATGCCGCAGGGTTTATCTCGGTTCTTTCTAATAGCGGATCATGGACTAACAATGAAGAGATACGTGTAAGCGGAGTAAAGAGGGCGCTTGTTAACGGCGCTTCAGAACCCGCTACTGTTACTGTTGCTGTCGCACAAGGAACTCTGTACGAACAAACGTTACAGCCCGGAGGTTCATATAACTTTGTCAACTTTAACTTTATAGGCAGTCTTGGTAGCGAAAAGATGTACGGTGTTAGCGGTGTTGATCAGGGATTTGAGTGGGATGGAACAACGTTTATTAAGATAAACAATGGCACTGCTACTGATACGCCAGAAAATGTAAAAGCATTTAAGTCGCACTTGTTTTATTCTTATCCAAAAGGCTCTATACAGAACTCTTCTACTGCACTGCCTACTGTATGGAGTACGACTCTTGGTGCGTCAGAGATTGTAGTGGGTGATGAAGTTACAGGAATGGAAGTAGAGACAAAAGATGCTCTTGCTATCTTTGGCAGAAACAACTCCTACATTCTTTACGGAACTTCCAGAGATGACTGGAACCTGACGCAGTTCTACACAGGAACTGGTGCTGTATCCAAAACAGTGCAGAAGATGCAGACTACAATATTTCTTGATGACCGTGGCATTGTGTCTCTTGCTTCAACGCTTAACTACGGCGACTTTAAGCAGGCTGTTGTGTCAGCCAAGGTTGATCCTCTTGTGCAAAAGTACAAAAACAAAGTGTCTGCTTCTCTTAGAGTTAGGGAAAAGAACCAGTATCGTCTTTACTTTAACGACAAGACAGGCATTAGCATGACCTTTATTAATGGTAGAAATGAAGGAATAATGCCTTTTACTATGGATCATCAGATAGTTTGTGCTACATCAGGCGAAGACTCCAATGGAGATGAGGTTCTTTACGGAGGCTTTGATGATGGGTATGTCCGTAAGGTTGACTCAGGCACTTCTTTTGATGGTCAAACTGTGCCGTCCTTTGTGCGTCTTGCTTACCACCACTATGGTACGCCAAGCAGAAAGAAAAGGTTTAGGGAAATTCTTTTGGAATTAAACGCAGATACAAACACAACGTTGGTAGTACAACCAGAGTATAACTATGGTGACGGTACTGTTCCTACTACTAGCGATTACACGATTACCGTAACAAATGATGAGTGGACAGTAGATGACGTAACAAGCGATACGCTAGGTGTTGCAGTGGTTGACAAAGCCAGAGCAAGAATACATGGAGTTGGTGAAACAATGGGTATCATTATCAAGAATGATTCCATATATGACAAGCCAGTTACTTTGCAAGGGGCTATTGTTCAGTTTTCAGAGCGCGGATTAAAACGGTAGAGGATAGTTATGCCACCACCAGAAAAACAATTTATAGAAAGAAGGAAAGCAGACGAGACTCCTAGAGAGGCTGAGTTTACTACAATTCACGGCTCTCAGGGCGTTACCAATCCTGTGTTTGCATCTTATGCTCAACGTTATCCTGATCTTCAGAAAGACTATGAAAAGAATTGGGCAGGCAAAGGAGTTAGCCCTACTGAATACGGCGCTATGCATTATGCCAAGTATGGCAAAAGCGAAGGCAGATCACTTGAGGCTCCTAAAAAATCAGAGCCTGCAAAAATAGAAAGTGGTTCTCCTTCCCGCGCTCCTGCTCCTGCCCCTGCGCCTGCTCCCACTGTATCAGCGCCTCAAGTAAACCTAGCAACATTTGATCCTACTCCTGTAGGCATTGAAACTGTAGAGCCACTGCTTTCTGAAGTTGTTATGGAGGGGCCTCAGTCTGAGGTTGTACAGAACAGAGTTGCATCAATGCTTGACACCAACAGTCCTCTGTTTCAACAGGCGGCAGGTCAGGCAATGAGAAGGCTTGCCGCTAGAGGAATTAACAACTCTAGCATGGCGCAAGAAGAAGTAATGAATGCTGTTATGAACGTTGTAATTCCTATTGCTCAGATGGATGCACAGATTTTTAATCAGCAAAGACTTGCTAACCAAGGATTTTCTAACCAGTTTCGTCAGCAACAGAACGAAGCCTTCTATCAACAGATGAGCCAAAGACTGGACGGCGCTATTAAAGAAACTCTTGCACATATTGCAGGTGGTTACAGGCTAGATGAAGCAAGGATGAATGACCTGACCAGAAGGTACGTTGCAGATTTACAGGCCTCTACTGGAATGGAAATTGCAGGAATGGAACATTCTTTAGGAATGGAAGGTCTTAGAGTGCGGTCAGCAGGTGATCTTGTAGACATTATAGGCAACCCTCAAGCGGCACAGTATTACTACGATCTTTTAAGCGGTAATGCAACCAGTCCAGTTAACTTTGCCTCAACATGGGGAGAGTCGTACATAAATCCAAACCTACCATCTTAGGATAATAAATGATAAGAATCGCTACTAATAGCGACATTAAACAAATTGCAAACGTTGTAAAAGAAGCACATAAATTATCAATTTCAAATTCAGTTCCATTAGACGAGAAGACTCTAGAAAAGAATCTTCAGATATGCATCTTATCAAAAGAGCATTTAGTTAATGTTGTAGACCTCGGTACAGTAGAGGGTGTGTTCATAGGCGTGACCCACCAACTGTGGTACTCCAGAAAGAAACAAGCCGCTGATCTTTTCTTTTACGTTACTGATAAAGGAAAAGGTTGGGGGGCTTCTTTACTAAGAAGATATATCCAATGGGCCAGAGTCAATCCCGGCGTTGCTGAGATAAGCATGGGGGTTAGTTCTGGCATTGGTGATATAGAACGAACATGTAGATTATATGAAAGAATGGGAGCGGTAAGGACAGGTAACAACTTTGTCTTACCAAAGGAGAAATAAATGGGAAGCGTAGTCAAATCAATAGGCAGAGTATTTAAAAAGGTAGGCAAGACCCTAAAGAAAATTGCCCCTGTACTGCTCGTTGCCGCCGCCGCTTATGTGGGGTACGGATTCGCCACAGGATTTACTGGTGGTGGATGGCCCAAGATAACCGGATGGGGTAAGAGCCTAATGAGCGGCATACGAGGCGGCAGTACGCTTTCTCAGGCCGCATCTCAGGCAAGCCAAGGCATTACTGGTGAGGTTGCCACAAGTGCTGTCACTACCCCTGCAAGTTTTCCGCCTAATGTTGTTGGTCAAGCAATGCCTACTGGTGGGCCTTTAGAGGCTTTTGGAGGCCCCGGCCCTATGGTTACTGGAGGCACTCCACCTAATGCAGGATTGTTAGGAGGAACCCT